CGTGAAGATGACCCAGACGGTGATGACGAACCCAAGTCAAGCGAAGCCATCGGTACCCATGATGAGCTTAACCCGTCGCTGTTTGCAGATGATCGCATCATGCCTGAGGTTCGCATTCAGCTACGCAAGATTGCTGACAGCTTCATTCGCTTTGTTGGTGTCCCGCTTGATGTCAAGGACATCGTCTTTACAGGTTCAAATGCAAGCTATCACTACACGCAGCATAGCGACATAGACCTGCATGTTGTTGTGAAGCTAAAGGGTGGAGCATCAATGCGCGCATATATGCGCCAGCTATTTGATGCAAAGAAAAGCCTATGGAACCAGACACACAAGATCCACATTCGCGGGTTTGAGGTCGAGCTATACATCGAGCCGACTGAGGAGCCAGCGGTTAGCTCTGGTGTCTATAGCATTATGAATGACAAGTGGGTCAAGCACCCGACGAATGAGAAGCCGTCAATGGATGACGTTAGCGTTCGTAGCAAGTATCGTCAATACAAAGATGAGATTGATACGGCCGTAAGATCAAATGATGCAACAGAGATTGAGTCACTACTGGCCGAGCTACGTCAGATGCGTAGCTCAGGACTTGCTAAGGGTGGCGAATATAGCGTCGAGAATATAGTGTATAAGCTGCTACGTGCGCGCGGCGATCTACAGAGACTATGGTCAGCGCGCGCCGATCTTGGTGACAAGGAGCTATCATTGGAAGGCCACAAATACTTTGCTGGATTAGGCAAAGGCACCGCCGCTGCTCGCGCTGCACAATTCAACAGACAGACAAAGATGTCTGATAGCGACCCGAGCGCATATAAGTCGGCACCTGGTGATAACAAAAAGACAAAGACTAGCGTGCATACTCTGAAGTATCGCAAGCAATTTGGTGACAATTACAATGCAAATGATGTGCAGTTCAACCCACCTGAGCTGCCTGTCAGATATTCATATCTGTCTGCATCTTACAATAAGAAGTTCGAAGAATTCTCAGAGGCCGCAGGCTATAGAAATCTATTCAAGAATGTAGTACCATTTCAGTTGGATCCAACTGTGCAGCCATTAGGTCACGCAGTACCAACATCACGCTATGATCTTGAATCAGCAGACATGCCATCAAAGCTAGTGGCGGATAAACAACGTAGAGAAAAAGAGACTCTAGATAGAAAGCACGATAGGGAGCGCGAAGCAATGAAGGTTCAGGATCTCCGCAAGAAAATGATGCAGCGCAGTGAAGAAGTCGAGCGAATTGCAGAAGCAACTAAGGACGGAAATGCGAGCTGGAGGGTCCCAGCTCATGTCAAAAAGCATTTAGAAGATAAGCATGGGCGGGCGCAGTCCATTCATGTATCCTCTGATGGTTCAAAGATAACTCATAGTGTACGTCACCTCGATGATGATGGTATGGATCACTATGAAACTAGAACACACGAATACAATGGTAAAGACCCAGTCAAAGATCGTAAAGTTGGTAAACTAATTAAACATGTTAAGCCAAAGATTTCGGTCGAAGAAGCGGCCGATCAAGGTCTCGCTAAGAAGGCCGAGAAGTCTGGTATCCCGGTTGGCATTCTTCGTCAGGTTTATAATCGTGGTATGGCTGCATGGAAGACAGGTCATCGTCCCGGTGCAAATCAGCAACAGTGGGCATATGCGCGCGTCAATTCGTTTATCACGAAGGGTAAGGGTACCTGGGGTGGCGCTGACAAGGATCTAGCTTCTAGAGTTCGCAAGGAGTCTGTCAATGAAGCATTCGGACAGATTGTTCGCGCAGCCGACTTTGAGTATAAGAAAGAGAAACTACCTGATGGTCGCATAGTCTATCGCAAGGTTCACAAGCGAGTTCGCGTAGAGGGTGACCCAAACCCGCGTCATCGTGAGACTGGGACAGACTCAGTTGTAAGCATCTATAAGAAGGACACACCTGGTCAAAATGAATCTAAACAAGATATGCGCTATCTTGCGCCTGTACCGTGGGAGACTCAGGAAGCTAAGGACCCAGGTAAATCACCACAGACGTACAAGGATGTCCGCAAGGCACTAGCTGGTATTCGTGAGCAGAAAGAGCTATCCGAAGATTTCACTCCTGGGATCATGGATGCACCAACGGCTCAACAGCTAGGCATTCGCGCACAATTTGGTTATGCGAATCATCCTTCAGTTGAAGAGGAAGATGATGCTGGTTGTGGTTGCGGTGGCAACTGCCAGTGCGATGATGTCGAAGAGGGGCTGGAGATCACCGAGGCTGAATATCAAGGTCGCAAGGTAACTCTGAACAAGCCATTCCGCACACCTGGTGGCCCTAAGAAGTCGGCTGTCTATACGACAAACGGTGCTGGTAAGGTTGTGATCGTTCGCTTTGGTGACCCCAATATGACGATCAAGAAGAACATTCCGGGTCGCCGCAGCAATTTTCGCGCGCGCCACAACTGCGATAACCCAGGGCCGCGCTGGATGCCGCGCTACTGGTCTTGCAAGGCTTGGTAAATGGCACAGTTTAGAACAGACACTCAATCATTAGACCCTAGTATATCAACACGATATGAAGTGGTCATGTTGGCTGATGAAAATGGGAACATTGCTAACTCCAATAATCCTATCGTAGCTAATCCTTCAGGTGTTGCTGTTGATGCGTTTGGAAGAGCGAGAATGTCGCAACCCTTTACTCTGTTTGATTCCTCACACCGCTTCAAGGACAATGGTCTGTGGGTTACATCAAATACAGCCGGCACTTCTTACGCCCATAATGCCAACGCTGGCTTAATCGAACTAAATCTTCCTACAACAGCAAATGCCGAGATTGTACGCGAGACAACCAAGGTCTTCTCTTACCAGCCAGGTAAGTCTCTACAGTCACTAAACACATTCGTCATGAATACACCTAAGGCAAACCTGCGCCAGCGCGTTGGCTACTTTGGTGCTCAAAACGGGATCTATCTTGAACTTGACGGAACGACACTTAATTTTGTTGAGCGTTCGTATGTTACCGGTGCAGTAATCGAAACGAGAGTATCGCAAGCAAACTGGAACATAGATACACTTCTTGGTAATGTCAGTTCAAGTCCATCAGGCATCACTCTAGATATCTCGAAGGCGCAGATTGCATTCTTTGATATTGAGTGGCTAGGTGTGGGAACTGTAAGGTGTGGGTTCGTCATTGACGGCAGATTGATTCACTGTCACTCATTTCACCACGCCAATAGAATTGAATCGACATATATGACTACTGCGTCTCTTCCTCTTCGTTATGAAATTAAGAACACAGCTGCAACAGCAAGTGCTAGTACTCTTAAGCAAGTCTGCTCAACTGTCATAAGCGAGGGTGAATATGAGCTTCGAGGTTCGCAGCAGGCAATAGGTACCCCAATAAACGTAGCACGTACTTTGGCTACAGCAGGGACGTTTTACCCAATTGTTTCATTAAGACTAAAAGCCGCGGCCCTAGATGCTGTAGTAATTCTTACTGCTATATCTTGCATAGCCGACACAGCAAGTAACTTCAACTGGCAGGTGAGAGCAAACGCTACCACAACAGCTGGAACATGGGTAAGTGCAGGTACTGATAGTTCTGTTGAATATAACATAACAGGTACTGGCACCTCAGGTGGTAGAATCCTTGCCTCTGGTTACTTTACAGCAACGGCAAGCACCAGTGTATCTGTGGATATTCTCAAAGAAGCACTATTCAGCTTTCAGCTAGAGAGAAACAGTTTAACCGGAACACCGTTTGAGATTTCTCTTGTGCTTGCAGCTAAAACTAATAATGAGGGTGTCTACGGATCAATGGACTGGGAAGAAATTTCACGTTAACCAAGGGAGAGTAAAATGTTTAATAATCGTAAAATGGGATCTTCTGATTCTCTGCTTAATGCTATTAAGGATATCATGGAGAAGAAGCACACGACTCCTGAGACACCGAAGGAGAAGTCGCTTGCAAAGCTTGCACACCCCAAGGACAAAATCACGCACAAGGACGTGCTGGTTGGCCGCGGTGTTCTGAAGAAAGAGAATAGCGGTGATCGCATGGGTGTGATCGTCGGTACTCGCAAGGAGAAGGTCGAGCTTGAGCCTCGTCTAAAAGAAGAAGCTGATGGCAGAAAGCGTTCTAGCTATACCATCAAGACTAGTGGTGATCAAAAAAATATTCATAAAGAAATGATGAGGCACGTCAATCCTGGATATCATCATTGGATTGGTCAGCATTCAAGTAAGGGGCCCATTAGTGATGATGATCACAAAGAAATCAAGCGTGTTGCAAATGCTAATGATGCAAATGTTCATGTTAGCTCATCAAGGGATGAAGAGGGTTATCATCATGTTCTAATTCATTCATCAACTAGAGAATCTGCAAAGGGTGCTGCGGATGATCTATATGATGAAGGTGGTAGCGTTACAAGGCATCGTCCTAAAAAATCTACTAGAAATGAAGATGTTCAGCATGTTACTGAATTAAAGCAGTCAACGGTAAAGTCTTATACCGACAAAGCCAATAAGCAGATGAAAAAGATTGGCAAAAAGATGATGAATAGCCCCGATGATTATGATGGTCTAGATGATAAAGAACAGAATATACTCCGTAAGCGTCAAGCTGGGTTTGATATGACTTTTCGGAAAGGTGTTCGTGCCTCTCAAAAAACTACAAAGGAAGAAGTTGAGAATGTCGATGAGCGCAAGCTGACTGGCGCCGAGACTGAGAAGAAAGAAAAGTATGTTCTATCAATGAAGAAGAAAATGGGTGGCTTCAAGCAGCGGTATGGTGCGCGTGCTAAGGAAGTGATGTATGCTACTGCTACTAAGATGGCCAAAAAGGACTAATCAATATGGCTAAGGACCCACGCGAATATGGTTATGAAGGTGACATGGCCATTAGCCAGCTAAAGTCAATTGTGGCTAATGCTGAGAAGCTAATGAGCATGTTGAAGCCTGAGTCGGACCTACCCGAGTGGGTCCAACTCAAAATTACGCTTGCTCAGGACTATGTTCTGACTGCGCGTGATTATATGGAATCTGAAAATATGAATGAGGCGAAAACCTTTGTATATGATAAACCCAATGCTCAATTAGTGAAAATGTATGATAAGAAGCCTACTGGTGATTTGAAGGGAATGCATTCTCGTTGGTCCAAGGATCACGAGCAAAAGAATTCAGACCCTTCTCGTAGCGAAGACCTTATGGCAGTACATCATGTTCTTAAAAAGCGCGGTGAGAATATGCCAAATCTACCCAAGCATAAAAATCTTGGTATGATGCGTATGCACGAAAATATGGGCGAAGCTTGCTGGTCTGGGTATACGGCAATCGGTATGAAGATGAAGAATGGTAAGGAGGTGCCGAATTGTGTGCCGTCCTCAGAAGCAGTGACGACTGACAAGCCACCCTTTGCTGGTCCTTTCAAGAAAATCGATCCAGCAAAGCAACCCGCTAGATCGCGTCTAAAGGCACTAACCAACAAGGCGCGCGAAACTATTGCAAAGTCATCAACAAAAAAGTCTAAATAGCCAGTAATTTATATTATGCCGAGTAGTAACAACGAAAAGCGGAAGGAAAACGCAAATGCCATTATGGGGTTTTGGTAAGGAGCCTACGGGCGCTCAGTCTGGTGCAAATACACAGGCTGGTATTAAATACGGTCAGCAACCATTCGGTGGTGCTACCGACGGTAGAGAAGCATGGAAGCGCAATGTCATCGCAACCCGCGAGGGTTGGGTTCGTCGCACTAATGTCACAAAGGATGGTGCAAACAGCCAGCGTGATGAGATTCTGGTTTCGGCCAATCCTGGTATTCTGAGCGACGGTTATGCAAACGTTGCACATCTTGGGTTTGCTGAGATTTCGCAGCTTTATATTTCATCGAATTCAACTGGTGGTCGCGCGCTTCAGCGTAATGCTACGGCCAATCTGTATGTCGTATTCAATGAGCCGGTTCGCCACCGCGGCGGCTCAGGCTTCATTCGTCTGCGTCTCGCAAATACCGTTGGTGGTAATACACTAATTGCGACTGCGAATGCAAGATCGACAACATCTCGCACAGACATTATCAATGCGAATAACACGCTGGTGTTCCGTTTTGTCCCTGCTGTTGCTGGTACATACAAGGTCAATGCTAACACACTAGCATTTGCTAGCGCATCTGGTGGTGCATTTACTGCAAACCTGATTAGC